ACCCGTGGCACGTCCCATCACGATCACGCTGCTAGGTGATGTCTCGGACCTAGTGGATTCACTGGGCGAGGCATCCCGGGAAGTCGAGAGCTTCGGCGGACGGGCGGCAAAGGTCGCTGCTATCGCCGGTGGTGGTATCGCTGCTGCCCTAGTGGGTGGCCTGAATGAGGCGATGGATCAGCAGCAGGCGACGGCGACCCTTGCCGCTCAGCTAGGTGCGAACCCGGCCCAGACGAAGCAACTCGGCGTAGCGGCCGGAAAGATTTACAGCGACGGGTACGGGGATTCGATTGAGTCCGCGAACGAAGCGCTTAAGGGGCTATGGCAACAGGGCCTAGTTCCGGCGGGTGCTACAGCGGATGAGATGACGAAGATTTCTGAGTCCGCGCTGAGCGTGTCCACGGTCCTAGGCGAAGAGGTCGGCCCTACGGCTAACGCTGTCGGGCAGATGCTTAAGACGGGCATGGCGAAGAATGCTCAAGAGGCGTTCGACGTTCTGACCCGGGGCGCTCAGGTCGGCGCGAATAAGGCCGAAGACCTGCTAGACACCTTCAATGAGTACAGCACTCAGTTCCGCAAGGTGGGGCTTGACGGCAAAACCGCCATGGGTCTGATCCAGCAGGGTCTACAGGGTGGCGCGCGAGACGCTGACCTAGTGGCGGACTCCATTAAGGAGTTTTCCATTCGGGCCATTGACGGCAGCGCAACGACGATTGCCGGTTTCAAGGCTATCGGCCTGAACGCCAACGACATGAAAGAGAAGATTGCCGCCGGTGGTCCCGCTGCAAAGAAGGCACTAGGGGAAACCCTGGACAAGCTTCGGGCGATTAAGGACCCGGCTAAGCAGGCGGCGGCGGCAACGGAACTGTTCGGCACTCAGGCTGAGGACATGGGCAAGGCTCTCTATTCGCTGAACGTGAACACGGCGGTTCAGGGCCTAGGCAAGGTGGACGGCGCGGCGAAGGCGGCGGGCGACACTATGTCAAACACGGCGTCGAACAACATCAAAATCTTTGAGCGCACGCTGACTCAGTCGGTCGTTAACGTGCTGGGCGCAAAGGTCATCCCGGCTATCACTAGCTTTGCCGAAGCCATGGCTCCGGTGGTGGACAACGCGAAGGCGGTTGTTCAGTGGGTTTCAGCGAACCGTGAGCCCCTGCTCATTGTGGCCGGAGTCATCACCACGGTTCTACTGCCCGCGCTTGTGCAGTGGGGTGTCACAGCGACCATTTCCGCAGCGTCCAACGTAGCGGCGTGGCTGTCTAGTTCAGCGTCGGCGACGACCGGGGCAGCGTCTCAGGTGCTCGCTTCGTGGGCCGTGGTCGGGGGATGGATCAAGCAAGCGGCTCAGGCCGTGCTTTCCGGCGCTATCACGGTCGGGGCATGGGTGCTCATGGGTGTTGAGGCCATGGCTAACGCTGCCATCATCGCTGCGGCGTGGCTGCTTTCCATGGGGCCGATACCGATCATCATTGCGGCGATTGTCGCGCTGGTGGCGTTGGTCATCCTCAATTGGTCCACCATCAAAAGCTGGACCGAGAAAATTTTCACGTGGATTTGGGGGAAGATCCAGCAGGTTTTTAACCTGATCCTGTTCCTGTTCAAGAATTTCACGGGTCCTGGGCTGATCATCAGCCATTGGAAGTCGATTATGAATTTCACGAACACGGCCTTTAGCTACGTGCAGAGTCGGGCGAAGGCGGGACTTGACGCGGTTGTGAACTTCGTCAAGGGACTTCCCGGGCGGATCGCGTCTGCCGGTGGTGCGCTGCTAGGCGCGGGTACGAACATCGGTACGCGGATCATCGACGGCATTAAGAACGGGCTCTCTCGCCTAGGCGGGTTTGCGGCTTCGCTCGGCGCTGTCGTCACGAACGCCACTAAGGGCGCGATGAACCACGTAATTGACCTGATGAACTGGGCCATCCCGGACAAGCTCGGTTGGGGTCCGCTTGCTATCAGCATTCCGAGCAACCCGATTCCGAAGATCCGCGCTATGGGTGGTCCGGCTTCCGGCCTTACCCGCGTGGGTGAGCGTGGCCCGGAGTGGCTGAACCTGCCGAAGGGCTCTTCGGTCATCCCGAACCATGCCGGTCCGTCCGGTGGGGTTGTGGTCAACGTGCAGAGCAACGCTGATCCGTACGCAATCGGCCGTGAAGTGTCCTGGGCGATGCGCACGGCCCGCTAAGAGGTTAGGGACCTACTCAATTGAGTAGGTCCCTTAGGAGGGGCTGAGCATGGCAGAGCTTGACGAGTGGACTTGCGCCTATGACGGGCTTGTCATGGGGGAGGCTGACTCCGCCATTTCGATCGTTGGCGTTGACGGCCTTATGACGCTGCCGGAGGTTCGGAGCGCGGATCTAACCCTGATCCAGCGTGACGGACTCTGGGCCGGTGACGACTACCTGAACGGCCGTACGGTCACGATCACGCTTGAGGTCTACGGGGACAGCCCGGAAGAGTTCACAGCGGCTCTCAGCGCCGTACAGACCGCTTTCCGGCCCGGTCGCGCTGAGCTTCCCCTCACGTTCAACTTCCCCGGGCTTGCCGGGAATCTCACGGGTGTGGTCAACGTCCGGCCCCGGAAGCGCTCCGGCCCGCTAGACCTGAACTTCGCCTACCGCGTGTGCAATGTGGTGGTTGAGTTGTTCGCCACGGACCCTTACATCTACGGCGCGGCCCCGCGTGTCGTGAACCTAACCGGCAGCAGCAACCCGGCGGACCTTACGACGTTCACTGAGTACGGCGGGACTCCGGCGCTGCCCTCGATCGCGTTCACGGGCGCTACCAATCCGGTTATCACGGACCCGACCACGGGCGAATATTTCGGCGTCACGTATACGGGCGATTTCACGGCGGACAGCGTGGCTCAGAAGGTTACGGCTTCCGGCGGGGCGGACATCACGGGGCTTATCACGGCCGGTTCTACGTGGCCGGAGTTCCCGAACGGGGATCACAGCTTGCACCTTTCGAGCGGCACGGCCGCTATCACGTGGCTAGACAGGTGGGTGTAATGACCGCGCGCTACACGGTGGTGAACTACAACACGCGGAGCGGGGCGGTAATCAGCGCGCTGCCTATCGCGGGGCTGTCGTACACGGACACCCTGAACGCGTCCGGGCAGGCAACCGTCACAATCCCGCTAGATGCCCCTGAGGCGAACGCCACGGACCTAGTGCCCGGCGGGTCCGGGTTCATGGTTCTGCGGGACGCTGAGCCTGTTTGGGGCGGGATTCTCTGGGGTGCTGCGGCGGACCTGTCTGCGGGGACGCTCACGCTGTCCGCTTCCGGCTATCACTCGCACTATGCCGGGGTGCACCTAGCGGCCGGTTACACGGCAACTCAGATGGACTCCGGCGCGATGCTGCGGGATTTCATCGGGCGGGCGAACGCTAGCGGCAGCGACGGCATAGCGACCGACACAAGCGCGGTGCTGAACACGGGGCAACTCCGTGACCGCAACTGGACGAAGTACGAATTTAAGTGCGTCGGCGACGCGATCACGGAGCTTGCCGAAGAGAACAACGGCTTCAACTTCCGGTACCTGCCGTACTACGGGCCGGGGAACGCCACGGTTAAGAACCGGATCATGATCTCTCCCCAGGGCGGTACGGACCTGGGCATTGTGCTTACGCACCGGGTGAACTGCAACGTGACCGGGGTTACGTACGACACGTCTTCGCTGGCAACCAACGTCTACGTTTTCGGGGCGGACAACGGCAACGGCGAGAAGCTACTAGGCACGGCTATCAACCTTGATCTATGGAACGCCATTCCGGCTAAGGACGTGGTGATGACCTATGCGGACGTCAAGGAAACTCAGACGCTTCTAGATAAGGCGAATGCTGCCGCGAACATCGGGCGGCTTCCCATTGCTTCGCCGACGCTGACCCTTTACCCCGGCATGTTCGACCCAACGCAATTCACTAACGGTGACTTTGTTGAGGTCGAGTGCGATTACGGCTATGTGGCGCTTCTCGATTCCTTCGCCATCACTGAGCGGAAGGTCGATATTGACGCCAACGGCACGGAGACCGTAACCCTTTCGCTTGCTAACAGGGAGCTATTCCTCAGTGGGAATTCAAACTAACGCGTTGCCGCCTTCGCTGGTGGCGGACCTTAACGACATGCAGCGGCGGATTACGTCGCTTGAGCGCAAGCCCGAACCGCTGAACCGATTTGACCGCTACCCGTGCGTTGAGTGGACGGCCCAGAACCGGCCCCAGGTGGGCGGCAACGTATGGTCTTCGGCCAGCATCGCGGACGTTACCGGGCTCACCTTCGACCGTATCGAGTGCAAGTTCATCACGGACTTTCTCTATACCGGCAAGCGTGAGGCGGAGATCCGGCTAGCGACCTTCCGGCACTTCGGGAACGGCTCTAAGGCTTGTGTCTCGGCGTCCAGTGTCTTGAACCTCACCGGGCAGGCTACGCGCGCCGTGGCTCAGGTGCTCTTCCGCTGGATTCACGGAATCCCCTTCGGGTGGGACTACGCGGGCGACACGTCCGTCTACACCCTTGAGCTACAGCACCGGTACAAGACCGGGCCTGAGCCGTACAACCCCAGTCACCTTCAAGTGGGTGCGTACTTCCGCAACACGGGCGACTCGAAGGTACCGGCAAGCTTCCTGTATTCGGACGTTGACGGCGCGGGCAACTACGCATTGACGGTTAAGGACACAAGCACTACCGCCGGGTGGGTGACCATTCCGGACGGGCAGGTAGACCCGAACGTCGTGAACGGTTCCTACGCGATTAGCGCTATGCAATATTGCGTGGGACTTCCGGCGGACCGCATTCCCGACGCGACCACGGCCGGAGTTGCGTACATCACCGGTTCCGGTTCTTCGTGGGCACGCGCGGGCGACATTACCGAAGCCTACTTCTAGGAATCACCAATGAACCTAACCCACTTGATTACTGCGGCGGAGAGTGCGGCCCCGGCCCTGCTCTTCGTCGCCTATTCGCTCCAGCGCTGGAAATCCGGCATGCGGGAAGCGTGGCGGGACGAAGCTGAGGCGTACAAGGCACGTGCCACGCGGCTTGACGCGGACGTGTCGATCCTGACCGCTGAGGTTCGCCGACTGAGCGACGAAAACGCCCTTCTACGCAACCGGATTGAAGACCTGCTAGCACGCTAAGGGACCTACTCAATTGAGTAGGTCTCAAGGGAGGCACCATGACCACTTACGCCCTACCGGCTGCCATCCCGACCGTTCGGGTTCACGGCACCTACGTTGGCCCGGACGGAAGCCCGCTAGCCGGTTCTGTCACCTTCTCCGGCCCCGGTCTGCTGACCTTCGCTAACTCGGACCTGTTCGTAGCCGGTCCGGTCGTGGCGAAGCTTGACGCGAACGGCCACTTTGAAGTGATCCTTCCGGCGACCGATTACGCGGACATGAACCCCAACGGTTGGTCCTGGACCGTGAAGGAGAACCTAACCGGGGTCACCGGGTCGCGCTCTTACGCGCTGCTGCTGACTTCGGCCATGGGGGAGATTGACCTAGCGGACGTCGCTCCGGCTGACCCGACTACCCCGAACTACGTCCCCGTTGAGGGGCTTACGGCGTACGACATTGCCGTGTCGAACGGCTTCGTTGGCACTGAGGCTCAGTGGCTTGCCACGCTCAAGGGTGACCCGGGCGTTATCCAGTCGGTCAACGGCAAGACGACTGCCAGCGTGACCCTTGCCGCTTCCGACGTCGGGGCCATGCCTGCCACGAACACCGGAATTGCGGTCACGGGTGCTGCGGGCGGTTACCGATCGTTCAACCTGCAAACCGCAGGGGTGAACCGCTGGCAAATTCAGGTGGACGACGCGGCGGAGACCGGAAGCGGCGTAGGTTCAAACTTCCGGCTGAGCGCGCGAGATGACGCGGGAGCGTTCAAGTTCACGTGCCTGTATATGGACCGGGCGACGGGTGCCGTAGCCGTGAACACCACGGGGCCGGTTACTTCGTCCAAGCTCACCGTTGCGGGCGCATTCGCGCTAAAGAACGTGGGTGTTCCGGCGGCGGACGCGAACAGTGTTCAGCTCTACAGCTCTTCGGGTACGGCATGGGCCGTTCGCAGCGACGGCAAGTCTGTTGCCCTAGGGACCGGCATTGCTGCCGCTAGCACGTCTTCCGGCGCGTACGTGGGGCAGTACCGGGATGGAGCTATCAGCGGGACCGTTGAGCGCTGGGACGGGACCACGTGGCAGCCGTACGACACCGGTTGGGTTGCTCTCACCATGCCCACGGGCTATACGCAGTTCAGCACCAACGCCCCGCCGTTGACAATTCGCCGGATAGGCAACTGGGTTCAGATCAGGGGCCGTATCCAGCGCACGGCGGGCAACATCCCGGCGGGAGAGACGCTTACCGGGATCATCCCCGTTGGCTTCCGTCCGGCGGGTCCGGTGAACGGCTACGTAGACGCTCAGGGCTCTACTTCGGCGGTTGCCCCGGCGTCCAGCGGCACCCTGCGCCTTGAGATCCAGAATGCCGGAAACATCATCATTGCTAGCGGCTTTTCGCTGGGCTCTAACTGGGTCGCATTCGGCGGCGGGTCTAACTGGTTTATTGACTAGCAATACGGCCCCGCCCATTACCGGGCGGGGCTTCCTAGGGAGGGAATTTACATGACCGTTTCTGGTATCGACGTTGCGTCGTATCAGTCCAGCACGTACAGCACTGCGGGGCTGTCTTTCGTCTTCGTAAAGGCGACGGAGAACACCGGCTACGTAAACCCGCACTACTCGGCCCAGGTGGCTCACGGCCGGTCCGCTGGGCTTGTGGTGGGTCATTACCACTTCGCGCACCACGGGAACGCTGAGGCTCAGGCCGATTACTTCCTAGCGCACGCTCAGCTAAAGCCGGGCGACATCATCGCGTATGACTGGGAAGAGGCGAAGACCACTCAGGCGGACCGGGACGCGTGGATCAAGCGCGTTAAGGCGAAGGCTCCGACGTACCGGGTTGTCCTGTACTGCAACAAGTCGTTTTGGCGTAGCCGGGACACGGAGAACTACGCGGCCGATGGTCTTTGGATCGCCGACCCGAATAGCCCCGCCGGTCACCCGGACGTCACGCATTCGTGGGTGTTTCACCAGTACAGCGAAGCGGGCGGCATAGACCATGACGTAGCTAACTTCGCGTCGGTCGCTGCGCTCAAGTCCTGGGCTACCGCGCTGATCCCGAAGCCGAAGCCGCCTGTT